ACTTAGCAGCACCACGAATACAACAACCTCAATCAGTGAGACTATTACTTCTACAGATTATTTTGGTAATTCTTATGAGTACACTGTTACTGGATTGGGAGTCACAACCGATGGATCAGTCGCTCCAAATACAACGGATGTTACAGGGACTATAAACGGAGAGAGTCAGACATGGACAGGACTAGATTTATCGACAAACAACAAACCAGTATTTACTCTAGCCGATCAAACTTCTGGGAACGCATTTCAATTTACAGAAACTTATCGTGGCCCAGGTGGGGTATCAAACGTGACCACGATCCAAAGAAATATAGAGTCAACCAGCGTAGTCACAAGTACCTCAGTGTTCTCTCAATAGTTCTGCTATCTCCTGCACAGGTTTTAGCTAATGCTGTTTCTCAATCAAATAATGGTTCCGTTACGAATATGGCTGTACAAACGCTTACAGGTAATATGACAACCAATCAGTATGGAGGAAATATTGTATGCCAAGGGCCAACTCTATCTATTAGCCCATTTACCACTTTTGGAGCGAATTATTTGAAACCTTATCGGGATTATTATGAAACACCCTTCTACGATCCAACAGATGCTAATGACGATGGTGTGCCAGATAACCCAGGTAATGTGCTTTTTAATCAAAAGAATTATTCTGGAACGAATAAAGATAGTTATGCTTTGAACTTTGGAATATCAGCTACGTTTAGTATTCCGTTAGATAGAGGTTTTCAGAATCAATGTAAGTCTGCTGCTGATACACAAATTTCTATACAAAAGCAAGTGTTGGAGAACAAAAGACTTGATTGGCAGATAGCAAGAATCCGTGAATGTGGAAAGTTGAAACAGGAGGGCATAATGCTAACTACTGATAGTCCATTTTTTAATATCTGTAAGGATGTTTATTTAGTGCCGAAGGCTAATCAAGTTATCCCACATACTCACAAATTAAAGTAGATAAGCCACGGGTATTAAACTCATCTACGGATTATTATTCTACCTTATCTTTTTTCTTTGTCAGTCTTTTTACGATATTTTTTATAGCTGGTTTGATTATATTGAGAATAATAGGAGAACTCGCAGCCACAAGACCGATAACAGCAGTAGAAACAATAGTGCTCGGTTCTGGGATGTATTGATCCACAAAAGGAACGTCTTCATATAGAGTGATGCACTCAATCCCATCATCACCTCTTTCATGTCCGATGACACGCTCTAATCGTTTTTCGTTACGAAAGTCTCCTACTCTTTGATCTTTGTTACCTGGGCAGGGTTCTATTTTTATAGTTTCCTTTTCTTTTGGAATATCGGGAATCTCAGGTGTCTGAGGTTCTGGAATATTAGCGTTATTTACAGGTTTTTCTTGTTTTTGCTCTACAATCTCAATCTTTTTTCTGTCATAATTTATTGGAACGAAAGAAGGTATTTTGCCTTCGGGACAGCTATAAAACGCTCCATTTATATCATCTTCAATTATTTGTGTATTTTTTATACTCGCATCTCTGTGAGTTTTGACGCATCCAGGTAAATCTATATTTGGTAAAGGTACATTCAGATTTGGTAATGGAGTAGAAATATAGGTATTGACATTGATCTGTGGGATCTCTGGTATTTTTATCTCACGAATCTCCATCTTCTATATCTCCTATAGAAATAGACCAACCATCTTCCCCAAAAGTACCTTTTTCTATAATTTTTGGTCTTTTTACCTTTTTATCTAATTCTTCGTGATATTTTTTTATGTCATTATCTAGTTCTAAATTAAATCTTTGCATCCGTAACCAAGTAATTACTTTATCAACATAGTATTTTATTAGCTTTTTTAAGAAACCAAAGATCATTAGTCGTAAGCATCTCTTCTTTTGTAGACTTCTACATACGAGTCGCATTTGGGACAACTAAGATTCGTAACCATTGAGTACTCTTGGTATAGTACAGGTTGGAAATCTTCCTCAATATCTGCATCTGCACCCCAAATTAATTCAGTTTTACAGTGCCAGCAGTTCATTTTTTAGGCATAGGAATAGAAGGACCAGATATATCAGGCATTGTATTGTCTAACACTTTGGGCATCAATGTTTGCACATTTGCCATAATTTGATTCATCATCTTTGCTTTAAACTGCTCTGATGTGAAGTATTTATAAGCAAAATACGTTCCACCACTCATGGAAGCTACCATTACAAATGAAACTATGCTAAGAATATTAGCAATTTTTTGAAACATGATTAAATTTGCAATTTTAAAAGCACTATCTTTTTCAAGTGTGCTTGTATTACTGCTTATTGTAGCCCTATCCCCTCTCTACGTCACTATGGGGTTAATGACAAGGCAAATGCAAGAAAAGGTTAATTAATCAGCAGCTTCGGGTTCGTTGCCATCTATAGCTTTCCATTCAAGGTACTTTTGGTAATCCCTGTTTCCTTCATCAAATGGAATAAATTTTGTATTAGAATCTTCGTCAACAATTTTTACACTTTCTTCTTTGTTTGAAAAAGGGTTTTTTACTAATTTGTAAATTGGATTAGTTGGAAATGCCATAATTTAAACCTCTGCGTTTGCTTTAATACCTGTACCAGCAGAACCAGTTGAACTAGCTGTGTAATAATAACAACTTAGTCTAGTAATTTGAGAAATGCTTGTTAAGTTTCCAGAGGTTGTAGTTTCTGAAACTGTCGGTGTTGCTCTCATTTCTACTGGAAAAAACATATTATTTATAGCATTACTTCCATATGCACAAAGATATAAGGTAGCTGTATTTTGAAAATAATATCTCTGACATAAAGCAAGCTCCTCTGCATAGCTGCGGAATTGGAACGAGGTGGCATGATCTGAAACCTCAATCTGAACTCCTGTAAGTTCAAATGTCGCATCATCTGTTGTGTACCATGTGGCGGTGTAATCGGGTACTCTTACAGAACTATTATAGGCTGACCAAGTATTAAGACTAATAGAACCTGTATATCCTGTTCCAAGATAAGGAAAAATGTTTATCTGAAAACCATGTCCAGTATCATTGTCAAAAGTAAGATTAGAATTACCGGGTATTGTTTTAGTTACTTTTGTCCAAGTATTAGCACTTAAAGAACCAGTTTCAAAAGGATATAAATAATTTGAACCATCAACAGTTCTTACATAACCATAAAAATTTTGTGCAACACTTGATTTTACCCAAAATTGTACAGTTATAAAACTAGATGTTGATGTATAGTTCCAACCACTATTAGCAATATCCTGTGCTTCAAAAAGACTTTGAATCCAAATATATTTTGCAGAGCCACCTCCACTTGTTTGGTTGCCGTTAGTAACTTTTAAACAATTTCTAAATCCAGAATCATAAGCTCCACCACTTGTTACGCTTCCTTGAGCCTGAGTTGGTGCTTCATCAACTCCAGTATGATACATTCCAAATCTATCAACAGTTGCAATGCCACTTGTAGTAGATGACGTTGCTCTTTGGGCTATTCTAAAATCTCCGTTAATTACCAAATTTTTGTTTGTTCTGTTTGTAAGATTGGCAGTACACGTTCCATCAGTATTATTTATACTGATAGCAGCCGAGCTTGCACTTACGCCTTTGATTGAATTAACTTTTAATTCAGACATTTTAACTAGGTTCAGTTGGGAAAGTGACAGATGACATATCTAAATGACCATCTGCCCCTATTTTAGGCGATGCACTTGCTGGTAAATCTCTAAGTGCTTGCCTATAAGTTTTCCAATCATCTGACATTGTAGGGGAATCTGAAAAACTCATCCAATCTGTTTTTGCTAATCTTGCATTTCTTTCTACTCTTAAAAGTCTCATAGGTTCTGCATTTGTTAATCTTAATAGCTCTGCTTCTATTTCAGCATCAGTTGGGATGGTTTCGCCTTCATCCCATACAAAACCAGAATAATCATCATCTTCTGCACGATAACTCCATTGTTTATTAGGTTTTAAACTTGCAAGTGCATCTACTTTTTTATAAAACATTATGTATCTCCCAAGCGAATAAATGTAACACCATTTCTGAGTGCATTAGAATCTCCTGAGTATTGAACATTAGCAGTATTGTAGGCTCTTAATGCAAATCTATATGTGCTTGCATTTTGTACATCAACTATTGCCTGTAAGTGCATATGATGATAACCATTATTCGTATTAGTAATCTGACCATATGAAACAGTAGAATAGTTGCTACCACTATCTGAACTCATTCGCATTTGAACACCACAATAGCTTGCAGAAGTATTCATTGTATGTTGGCTCATAATAAAATATATACCAGTTTGTGGAAAAGTAAATATGCCACTTGACTCTGTCATGCCAGTTCCTATCTGTGCAAAAAAGAAATCACTTCTTTCCCAGTTGCTATCTATTACTTGACCATTGGTTTTATTATTATCATTTGTTATATTCCATTGATCTGCCATTGTAATTCCAGCAGATATTCCAGTTAAAGCTGAACCATTTAAAGCTGGTAAATTACCAGAAAGTTTTGTTGCATCAAGCGTACTTTGACTTGTGACAAGCTCCCCATCTGCAATATCGGGCAAGCTAATTACTCTGTTGTTACTAGAAGAAGAGGGTGCTTGGATACTTATAGACCCACCCCCGGAAGCTGCGTTTAGTTTAATCTTTGCTGTCATGGTTTAGGATACTTGTCTTTGATAGCTTTGATAGTAGTTTTCCAGCCAGCTACACCACTATGATAAATGGTATCTAGCTGATCTTCAATATTTGGATACTCTGCTCTACGTCTAGATTTGTAACTATCATTTTCTAATTCCCATTCAGCTATTAAGGCTGCCAATCCATCGGTACATTCTTTTTCTGTAGGCTTAGAGCCACCATCATGCACTATTAAATTTGCATAGATTTTATTACTTGAGTCACTCCATCCAAACCATTGCCCTGTTCTAACAGTTACAAGATAATCTTCTATGTGGTCTGGTTTAAAAGTAATTTGGTTCATAATTATAAATCCGCTAATTTTATAAATATTGCATGAGAGAAGTTGTTTGATGTACTTCCATAAGTATAAACGTACTGATTACCTACCTCAACCCCAAAAATAACTTTATAATTAGATACATTTTCACATTTAAATATTGTTGAAGTATGAGCACCACTACCAGAGTTGCCCGACTCTGAATACATACTACCTACTCCTCTTGCTCTTTCAGAATAAGTTGCATTATTTGTTGTTGTTCTTATATGAGCATATTGATTATAAATTGCACTACCAGCACCACGATAAAAACTTGGACTCCATTCTATGTACCAGTAACCAGTAGAAGGAAAATTGAAAATACCATTATCTTCAACCATGCCTGTACCTTTTTTACCCTCACCTGAAGCATCAAATCTTTCCCAATTAGTTGTTATGTGATAAGCATCACCTTGAAAAGTTGAATTTATCCTCCAGCAATCAAGTTCTGATATACCACCAGCTACATCGCCCCACTGTGGAGCAGCACTAGCACCTTGAGATAATAATGCCTGACCAGAAGTTCCGTAGTTTGCTCCAGCTACCCCTAACTGACCAGCAGCACCGACTTTAAATCTTGACGATCCACCAGTACTTAAATCAATAATATCTGATCCGAAATTTATTCCAGTATTAGCATCTGTTCCTGTTAATGCTGGTGCGGAAGCTGATCCATCAACCCCAGAAATACCAGTAGTGCCGTTAATGTTTAAAGCCATAATTAAAGAATAACAAGTAAACTGCCAGATGGCACGGTCACGGTGACACCAGCATTTACAATCGGACTTACTGTGTGTGCATTTTTTCCTGATGTTATCGTATAGTTTGTTGTTACGTTAGTGTCCGATTCAAAGAATATTTCATCATTACCTCCTCCCGTAGCTCCAGCACCGCCTCCTACAGCAGTAAACTCAGATCCATTATATATTTCAGCAGAAGAGGTCGTACTGTTAAATCTAAAATCCCCTGTCGATGGGGAACCAGGTCTTTGTGCTGTTGTTCCAACAGGTATTTGTAAAGCTGTTGTGTAATTATGTATAACATCTCCAGTAAATGTTGCTCCTGCAACTGGAGCTAAACCTAGATTTGCCTGAGTTATATTTCCAATCGTAGTAAATGTTCCTGTTCCAGAGGACACAGAAGTACAAATTTTTAGTAAATTAGTCGATGAATCTATATGAGGTTGGAATTGAACTACATTTCCTGCTCCAGAAGGATCTCCACTTGCAGAGTTTATTGTTCTTAAAGCTGTAAAAATGTCATTTATTCCTGCACGAACTTGAGCACCCGTTCCATTAGAGACATTAAAATTATTATCTGTTTCTTTTGTTGTACTATTTACTCTTGCCATTTCTGGAATATTTTATTTTATTTTATCATCCCTTACCAAATCCGACAGCCTGATATGTAAAATTCCTATCAATCGAAGCATTTGATGAATTTTTAAAATGAACAGTAAATCCTGTACCACTAATATTAGATAATTCAAAGAAATCACCACTAGCCATATTCTGTGCAGTTATTCCAATAGAAGGTAAATTTGAATTTACTCCACCTATGGCAGAAGTTCCAGTAAAAAATGAGTCTGTAAATGTAACGGCTTTTGCTCCTGCTCCAGATGCAATAGTAGTTGGACTTTGCTCAGTTCTTCTTTGAAATGATGCTGTATAACCTAATTGAGATACTTTTATATCTTGATTAGGATCGTTACTTGTTAAATTAACTTTGAACTTAAAGCCTCTACCTTTGTAAGTTCCATTAGCAAATGTTTGAAATGCTGTGTATGTAGGTGATCCAGATGGATTATCTTGAGTAACTGAAACTAACATTTCAGCATTTACTTTTGTAGCTGTAGCTCCATCAAAATCAACTCTCGCATCTACATCTGCAATTGAATCAAATTGATCTGACGGGAAAAATGCTTCAGTCAAGAAATGACGTTTTAAATCAAGACTAAACACACCACCTAAATCCAAGAAAGATGTTCCTGCTGCACCACCAAACTCATAAGTTCCTAATGGTGCGATACCTCCTGCATCATCTATTGAACTTTCTGCATCAAAATCTGTAATACTATCAAATTGCCCTACACCAGTTAAATTTAAGGAATTTGTTACAGCATCAAAAGCTACGTTAGTTTTTGTTCCTTGAAATTTTGGACTGTCTTGATCTTCTCTTCTAGTTAAAGCTATTAAAGGTGCAATATTATTAGTGTCAGGTAAATCTATGATTACACTTGCTTCTCCAGCACTAAATCTACCGCCATCATCTTGAAATTTTACAATGTACTCGCCTTCAAGATAAGGAACTTCCGCAGTTGTGGTATTTCCTGCAAGTGCTTCAATAAGGTCAGTAGCATTTGAAAAAGTACCAGTGCCATCAGTCTTTGTACTATGCCTTACATAAACACGACCACCATGCGTAACATCTAAATCGGTAGATAAATTCCAACGTAATCTAACTAACTTATCACTTATAGGTTCTGCTGTTAATCCAGTAACATCACTAGGTAAAGCAGTTTTCCCTAGAGCATTAAATGTAAATGTCTGTGGCTCTGATGAAGGTTCAAGAGCAGCATTTATACTAAATAATTTAAATTCATAAAGACCTTTGAGTGAATCTAAAATTTCAATTTCATTACTACTTGTTCTTATTACACTAAAATTCCCATCATCCAATCTAAATTGTAATTCATAACCAACAGCCCTCTGTACTGAGTTAAAACTAATATTTAATCTTGTTCTAGCCGTTGTACCCTCTACAAAAAATTCCTCTTGTACTGAAGGGTTTGAAGGTGCATCTACTAATTCATTTAATACAGTAATATTACGCACTGGTAATGGTGATCCATCCTCAATAAATGCATATTTCCCTGAGTTATAAGACGTTCCAGTTATTGCATAATTATCTTTATCTTCAGTAATACTAACAACTCTCCATTGAGTAGTTTGTAAAGTAGTATTTTCTAAGATCCAAACACTATTAGAATTTGGAGCAGATGAAAAAGCAGAAGATACTGTGATAACAGCACCAGAAATGTTACTTACAGATTTAGTCTCTACCGATCCATCCGAGAGAACAACGCTAAGTGTTGGACTGTTTGTGCTGTCTAAATCAGTATTCTCAGTGTCATCTACAGTCACTGTAGTTGTAGTTGCTGATTTAATACGACCACCCCTTCTTAATCCTGCTCGAACTGGATCACTTACTTCTATAACCTGTCCTGGTCTTACAATTACTCCTTCCGCAAGTCCAGTAGCAAAACTAATAGTTTCTGTAGAATTTTGTTCTTCAAAAAGTATAAATCTACCTAATCTTCGAGCTTGATTTCTGGAACTACAACCGAATCCTGTTACTTTTTTTTGGATAATGCCATACTTATCTTTTGCAACAGTATCTTCAATAGTTTCAAAATTTAATTCTTGATTTTCCATATCAAAATAAGATACAGATACAACAGTTGATCTTGTTTTTAAACTTGTGCCAGAATATGTAAATCCTTCCGCAGTTACATTAGATAAATTAAATAAATAAGATGGATCAGTGGGTCTATCCTGACTTAGTGACAAAGATCCTGCACTCCAAAATGTCATACCTCTCATTACAGAACTTAAAGCCATAACTGTTTCATATGCATCTTCTCTTTTTTGTAAAACTGTATTACAAGAAAAACGTGGTTCTTGCCCACCCTCTCCATCATCGACTAACTCAGAACAATATGCAGAAGCACTATAAAAAGCAAATTTATCAAGTTGGGCTTCAGTAATATGATCTCCTAACCCGAAACGAGTTTCCGTGAGCAAGTTAAATAATATCCAACTAGGATCGCTTGTCCAATGTTTCGCTGTAGTAAGCGTTCCATTAAAAGTTCCAGTATAAATTAATCTTCCATTTGTCTGATCTACTGTTGCGTTGTGTGGAATTTTAATTTTTACACCACGGATTCTATACATACGAGATGGTATAGAAGGAAATTGTTGAGCATCAAAACGTAAATACAGATGAGCTATATCTGGATAAGGTCTTTGTTCATCAATGATTTTTGTAAATGATACCCAAGAAAAAGTATTAGTTCTTTGAGTTGTACTAT